CAGACTTAGACGGCAACAGAATTGTTGTTCCGGCTACACATATGGCGTTAAGAACAATGTTACGTTCGGATGAAGCATCATTTCCTTGGTTTGCTCCAGCAGGTACTAGAAGAGGTGGCGTAGATAACGCTACAGCACTAGGTTATATTGACAAAGCAGAAGGTGAATTTAAAACAATTGGTGTTAGAGAATCATTAAGAGATACTCTTTATGAAAATAAAATTAACCCAATTTCATTCTTCCCAGGTGTTGGTATATTAAACTTTGGTAATAAGACACGTCATGCTAGTGCTTCAGCATTAGATAGAATTAACGTGGCTAGACTGGTTGCTTACATTAGAGAAAGACTAGGCGAAATTACAAAACCATTTGTATTTGAGCCAAACGACAAATTAACTAGAGACGAAGTTAAAGGTGTTGTTGAGTCACTAATGAATGACTTGGTTGCTAAACGTGGTTTATATGACTACCTAGTAGTATGTGATGAAACTAATAACACTTCAGACAGAATAGACAGAAACGAATTATATATTGACGTAGCTGTTGAACCTGTTAAAGCAGTTGAGTTCATTTACATACCAGTTAGAATCCAAAATACAGGGTCTATATCTGGAGTATAAATTTAATTAAATCATTTAAAATAGGCGCCTAGAGCGCCTATTTTTTTGGTTCCAGTATATGATAAATAATAGTATAATACAATTAAAGGAGACGTACAAATGTCAGTAAGTTCATTGAACAAATTTACTGTTCCTCTAGCAGGCGGACAAAGTGCTTCAGCACAGGGTCTGCTTATGCCAAAACTTAAATATCGCTTTAGAGTGAGTTTTGAAAACTTTGGTGTTTCAACATCACGTTCAGAGCTTACTAAACAGGTAATGGATATTACCCGTCCGAGCGTTAACTTCGAACAGATTCCTGTAGACGTTTACAACTCAAAGATTAATATCATTGGTAAACACACTTGGGATCCTGTAACAGTTAATTTAAGGGATGACGTTTCAAGTAACGTATCAAAACTAGTTGGCGAGCAAGTTCAGAAGCAATTCGACTTCATGGAACAAGCTTCAGCTTCAGCTGGTATTGATTACAAGTTTTTAACAAGATTCGAGCTATTAGATGGCGGTAACGGATCATCTGCTCCTACTTCATTAGAAGAGTGGGAACTATATGGTTGTTATATTGAAAATGTTAATTACAACGACTTGAACTATGCTTCTTCAGAACCGGCAAGTATATCTATGTCAATAAGATTTGACAATGCTGTACAATTACCAGCAGGCGCTGGCGGATCTGGAATAGGCGCGGCAGTGGCCAGAGCGGCAGGATCAGTTATAACAGGGTAATTTAATATGGCAGGCATGAATGCTTTTCTAAATGCCTTGACCGGTAGGAAGACCCTAAGGGATTACCAGCACGCCTCTAGAACATTCAGAGATGGTAATTATAGGTTAGCACCGAAACATAAGTTTTTATTCTATGTTGTGTTTAATCTTTCACCAACCGCGGCGGCGATAGTCAAAGACGAAACAAAAAGAGAAATTAGTATGTTGGTTAAATCAGCAGATTTGCCAACATATTCTTTTGACGTTACAACGATGAATCAATATAATCGTCATCGTAACATTCAATCTAAACTTAATTTTAATCCAATAAACATTAGACTACATGATGATATGTCTGATATCACAAGAAATATGTGGTATGCTTACATGGATTATTACTATACAGATCAAGCATATGAAAACTATGCTACATACAGATTTAAAGATACATACGGCCCTAGGGTTGCTAGAATGTTTGGTTATGAAAGAGCCCACGAGGAACCGTTCTTTGATGACATAAGAATATACAGTATCTACGAAAAGAAATTTACAGAATACACATTAATTAATCCTATGATTACTAACTTTAATCATGACAGTCATGATCATAGTCAAAGTGATATATTAGAAAATTCAATGCAACTTAACTATGAACTTGTTAAGTATGCTACAGGATATATTGGCGGAGTAGGATCACCAACAGGATTTGGAGATTTACACTACGACAAAGAAGCAAGTCCTCTATCACCATCGGGTGGCGGATCAACATCATTATTTGGTGTTGGCGGGCTATTCCAATCCGCCGGGCAAATCACAGAAGATTTAGCTAGTGGTAAATTTGGTAGTGCGGCAATACAAGGTTTAAGAACAGTACAAAACTTTCAAAATGTAGACTTAAAAGATTTTGTAAGACAAGAAGCATTCAGAGGAATTAAAAAAGCAATTAAAGGTGAAAATCCTTTTGCTTTCCCAGGGTCAGCCGCAAGTGCTGGTGCTAGTGGTCCTTCCTCTAAATTTAATCCTCTGCCAAAGACAAACGTTATACAAGGTACAGGAACTGTTACTGGTGAATCAGGATACGCCTCAGGTAATAGAACAACAACAACTGGTTTTAGTGTACCGGGCGGATCAACAATTACAAATGCTGGATCAATAATTTCCGAAGGCATGAATACTAGAGAACAATACGGTACAAATATGAGTACACTAGCAAAACATCATCCTGATAAGTTTAAAAACGCTAATCTTGAAAGTAATAATGTTGTTGTTGATAGTAGCGGAACTGCAATATTAGATAGTAGCGGTAATCCAATTAGAACTGGCGGCGGATCTGATCCTATACCATTTACAAATCAAAATGCTCCTGGTGGACCGAGGTAATAACAATGTCTGAAAATTTATATGCTAGTACTAATGTCGAGCAACTACAAGCAAAGAAACCTAAAACACAAGATTTCTTTAATGGTTATTTCAATCAAACAATATCAATCGATCCAGCTGAACAACAAGCAGTAAAAAGTTTCTTTCTATCAAAGACTAATAATGATGAATCTACTTCAAATACAATGACAGACAGTCTTTTTGAAATTGCTCACAACAGTGGTTACAATGTTATGGAATTAGTTGACGCTCTTAGAAGTGAACACATTGATGATGTACAAAAAAATCTTATAGCTATTATTAATAATTACAGAGTAAAAACTAGTGTACTAGGTTTTGCTAACTCTAGAACATCTAATCCTACTGTGTTGAGGAATATAGTTGAATGATAGGCAAAGGCGTTGCCAGAGGAAAATACACAATAAGAAATCCTGAAAAGTACGCTGGCACAAGAACACCAATTTATAGATCAAGCTGGGAATGGGCATTTATGCAATTCTGTGATAACAATCCTAGTGTTATAGGTTGGGCCAGTGAAGCAGTAAGAATACCTTATAAAAATCCTTTAACAGGAAAAACAACAACGTATGTACCAGACTTCTTTGTACAGTACCAAGATGCCAACGGTAAGAAGAGATCAGAAGTAATCGAAATAAAACCAAGTAATCAATCTACAATGGAAGGCGCCGGAAAAAGCAAGAATAGACAATTAGCTGTAGTACAAAATATGGCTAAATGGGAAGCGGCTACAGCCTGGTGTAAACAAAAAGGATTGAGATTTAGAGTAGTTACTGAAAACGATTTGTTCCACCAAGGCAAAAGACGTGGCTAAATAACATTAGCGAATTATAAGAGTATATTATGACAAAGAAATTAGAAGAACTTTTAAACATAGCACCAGCTGACGATTCAACGGAAGCACCCCCTGAAGTACACCCCGAAGAGCAAAAAGACCAAGCTATGGAGGTTGTAGAGAAGGTAGAAAACGAATTAAAAGAAGTTGACACTATTGAATCTGCTCTAGCAGGAGTTGAAAACCTAACAGCTAACGACAAAGAAATGGATGATATTGCTAAAAAATCTGAAGATTCTTTTAATAATTTAATGGATTTAGGTATGAATGTAGAAGCTAGATTTAGTGGGCAAATATTTGATACAGCTAGTAAAATGTTAACTATTACACTAAATGCCAAACAAGCTAAGATAGATAAAAAGCTAAAAATGGTAGAATTACAGCTTCGTAAGAAGGCCTTAGACGCTAGAATAGACCGCGATATGGGTAAGGTAGATAGTGCTGAAAATGGTGAAGCAACTATATTAAGTCGTAACGAATTACTTGACAAAATTCTTAAAAAAGATAATAAATAGTTATAATACATTGGAGACACAAATGAAAGAATTTACACAATATTTGACAGAGTCAATAAAAGAATATAAGTTCAGAATTAAAATGGCTATGAAAGTTGAACCAGAATTAATGGATATGGTTGAACGAGTATTAGGAAAATATGATGTAAAAGATGTTACGTCTCCAAAAATAACACCTATACAAGAACATCCGATGGATTTTCAAAACCTTCGTAATAGCGAAGTTTCTATTTTTGAAATTACATTAAACTATCCTAGTACACCAGCAGTAGTACATCAAGATTTAGTACAATTAGCAGGTATACCAGGAAATCATTTAGTAGTCATTAACGCTGACCACCCAGAAGAAATTGCTAGAGAAGAAGCTGTAAAAGTACAAGATGGCGAATACAAACCGGCACTAGGTACTGACTATGAAGATGGTGAAGCACCGGAAGAAGCAAAGTTAGGATTTCTTAAAGAATTAGAAAAAGAAACGCCAGAAATAGAAATAGCTGGCGGAAAAACAGAAAAAGCAAAAACAACTAGTGATTTGCCACAAGGTAATAAATCACCGGTGGCAGGGAGATAAAAAAATGAATAATACAAAATTTGTAGATTTACACAAGGTTGCTAGTTTGTTAAGAGATATCCAAACAGCCGGGCAACAAGAGGTAGAATCAGAAGTAGCACATGAAGAAGCAGTTCAAGAAGACAATGCTTTTAACACAGCGGCGGCAAAAGCGGCAGTAGCCGGCCAGTCAGAATTTGAATTTAACGGAAAAAAATATCCTGTTAAAATGAGCAAAGAAGAAGCACAAAAATTATTAGACAGCCAAGTAAATGACGAAGAGCCAGTAGTTGAAGAACCTGAAGCAGATGCTGAAGAAGTTCTTAAAAAAGGCATGGAAGATGAAATGGCTGATAAGATTAAAGACAAGTTAGAAGACGAAGATGAGGAAGCTAAAGAATCAGCACCAATGGGTGAATACACTGATAAAGAATTTGCTTGTATTAACATCAACACAGGTGAATACGGATACTGTGACAAAGATGAACTTCACAAATATACACACATGGTACCAGCAAAAGAATTTACATATTTTGATGATACAAGTGGCATGGATTTTGCTGATTTTGATGATGAAATGGCAGACCAAGAAGGTTGGACAAAGATTCCAACAGGCAACATAGGTGAAGAAAACGTTAATGAACTTAATGTTCCTAACGATAAAGCAAAAGTTATAGCACAAATTCAAAAACTAGATAAAATGGCAGATGAAGCCAGAGCAAATGATGACCCTAACAAGGCAATGGCTATTGAACGTGGAAGTGAAATGACGGCACTATATAACAAGTTAGAAAAACTTGGTGGCGACCCATTTAATATCCCTGATGCTAATGATGAATCAGTATCTGAAGATTCAGAAACTGGCACTTTACAGCAACTTTTAAAATTAGCAGGACTAAAAGTTGTAACAGACGCAGATATTAACCAAGTTGATGAATATTCTAACTCACCAGATGAAGAATATGCTGATACTGACACACAATTGAATAAATTATCAGGTGGTATAAACGGTCCAAAGGCTATACCGGCAGTAGGCAACGACGGACATAACAGACTTGTTATGAAGTTGAAAAAAGCATACAGTGATATGGAGTAATTCCTAAGATGGATTTATTAAAATATATCGAAGAAGCTAAAGAAAAATTAGACGGTCCAGTCGCTGGTGACATTTTAGAGTTACAAGTAAACGAAGAAATGGCAATTGAGTGTGATTGTGATCGCCAAGGCAACGAAGTAACTATTGAAGTAGACGAAGAAGGCTACAGAATTTTAGACGAATTAGGCTTATTAGTCGACCACGACGAGCAAATTGAAACACTTGAACAAATACAATCTAAGGCAGACGAATTACATGATGCTGAATACCAAGGCAAAAAAGTAAACTTAGGCAAACCAATTAGGGGCGGTTCTAAAAAATTCTACGTTTATGTAAAAGACCCTAAAACTAAAAATGTTAAGAAAGTTTCATTTGGAGACACTACAGGATTATCAATCAAAAGAGATGATCCTAAAAGACGAAAAAGCTTCAGGGCAAGGCATAATTGTTCCAATCCAGGTCCAAGAACAAAGGCAAGATACTGGTCATGCCGTATGTGGTCAAAAAAACCTGTATCTAAAATTACAAAAGGCAAATAATATATTCTAAAAACCCAGTCATTTTAGGCTGGGTTTTTTTATGAACAGAATTCCTGTGCCTAAAATATTCAAAGATAAGTAATAGTATGAGGTATACAAATGGCAAGTAAGAGTCTAGATGGTGTATTAGTTAAAAAAGCTAATAAAGGACAATCATTTACAGAGGATCAGCTTAATGACTTTATGTCTTGTGCTGACCCTAAAACAGGCCCAGCATATTTCTTAGATAGATATTTTTATATACAGCATCCTGTAAAAGGTAAGCTATTGTATGACCCGTATGACTTTCAAGAAGAACTAGTAGAAAGTTATCATAATAATAGATTTAGTATTAATTTATTAAGTAGGCAAATGGGCAAGACTACAACAGCGGCCGGATACTTACTTTGGTATGCTATGTTTGTTCCTGATAGTGTAATACTAGTCGCGGCACATAAACACGCCGGTGCTGGAGAAATTATGCAACGTATTAGATATGGGTATGAACTTTGTCCTGATTTTATTAGAGCAGGTGTTACAAATTACAACAGAGGATCAATTGAATTTGAGAATGGTAGTAGAATTGTATCACAAGCAACTACAGAAAACACAGGAAGAGGTATGTCCATTACATTATTATATTGTGATGAGTTTGCCTTTGTGCGAAATAACATAGCAACAGAATTTTGGACATCCATTTCACCTACACTAGCAACAGGTGGTAAAGCGATTATTACGTCAACACCTAATTCAGACGAAGATCAGTTTTGGTTATTATGGACTGAAGCAAATAAAACATTAGACAACTTTGGTAATGAACAAGATGTAGGTATTAATGGTTTCCATGCTTATAAAGTTTTATGGGACCAGCACCCTGACAGGGATGATGCGTGGGCAGATGAAGAACGTGGAAGAATTGGAATTGAAAGATTTAAACGTGAACACGAATGTGAACCAATTATATTTGATGAAACACTAATCAATCCTATTATACTAGCAAGTTTAGAAGGTAGAGAACCCTTATATAAACAAGGGCAAATACGTTGGTATCACAAACCTAAAAAAGGAAAGACTTATGTTGTATCGTTAGATCCTAGTTTAGGTACAGGAGGCGACTATAGTGCTATACAAGTTTTTGAATTGCCTGGCATGAAACAATGTGCTGAATGGCAACATAATAAAACAACTGTACAAGCCCAAGTTAATATTATAAAACAGATTACAAAATACATATTTGGAATTACAAATGATAATAACAATATCTACTATAGCGTAGAAAACAATACGCTTGGAGAGGCCGCACTTGTTTCTATTGCTGAAGTAGGTGAAGAACAAATACATGGTTACTTTATGAGTGAACCTGCTAGAAGTGGACACGTTAGACGCTTTAGAAAAGGATTTAATACAACACACAAAAGTAAATTAGCTTCTTGTGCCAAGTTAAAAGAATTAATAGAGAATAACAAACTAGAAGTATACAGTAAAAGTTTAATATCACAGCTAAAAACGTTTGTAGCAAGTGGTAATAGCTACCAAGGAAAGCCAGGCGAACACGACGATTTAGTTATGGCACTTGTTTTAGCTTTAAGAATAGCTACATTTTTAGGATCGTATGACCCTCAAATACAGCAAGATATGAGATCAACTGAA